AACTCCTCAACACCTTTACATGAGAGTTGCTGTTGGAATCTGGCGTGACAATTTAGAGATGGTGCAAAAGACTTACGATATGTTATCTCAAGGTCTATTTACCCACGCTACTCCAACATTATTTAATGCCGGTACAAATCGTCCTCAGCTTTCATCCTGCTTCTTGCTTGATGTTGATGACGACTCTATTCCTGGTATTTATAAGACTCTTTCTGATTGTGCAAAAATTTCTCAATCGGCTGGGGGAATTGGTATCAATATTCACAAGATTCGAGCTAAAGGTTCTTATATCAAGGGCACCAACGGATACTCTAATGGAATTATCCCAATGCTTCGTGTCTTCAATGAAACAGCGAGATATGTCGATCAAGGTGGTGGAAAGCGAAAGGGCTCTATTGCTGTTTACCTTGAGCCTTGGCATGGTGATGTTTATGATTTCTTAGATCTTCGTAAAAATCAAGGTAAGGAAGAAATGAGGGCGAGAGACTTGTTCTTGGCTCTTTGGATTCCTGATTTATTTATGCAAAGAGTTGAAGAGAATGGCACCTGGTCTTTATTCTCTCCTGAGCAAGTTCCAGGCTTGATTGATGCCTACGATTCACCAGACAATAAGGCTTTCACAGCTTTGTATGAAAAATATGAATCGGAAGGAAAAGCACTCAAGGTTGTTAAGGCTCGTGAATTGTGGGAAAAGATTCTTGACTCACAAATTGAAACTGGTACACCTTACATGCTTTACAAGGATTCATGTAATTACAAGTCCAATCAAAAGAATCTTGGCACTATTAAGTCTTCAAATCTTTGTACTGAAATTATTGAATATACAGACAAGAATGAAACAGCTGTATGTAATCTTGCATCTATTGCTTTACCAAAATATGTTTCAATTCCATCAGGTAAAGTAAGAGAAAAAGATAAGAAATTACGCAAGTTTGATTTTAAGAATTTGTATGAAGTAACATATCAAGCTACAGTAAATCTCAACCAAGTAATTGATATCAACTATTACCCAACAGAAGAAACTTCTGTGTCTAATTTCAAGCACAGACCAATTGGTTTAGGTGTTCAAGGATTAGCTGATACTTTTGCGATCATGGGTCTTCCTTTCGATAGTGATGAGGCAAGAAAGCTTAATAAAGATATCTTTGAAACTATTTATTTTGCAGCATTGACGGCATCTAAGGATTTGGCAAAAGCACATGGGTCTTATTCGTCTTTTCAAGGATCTCCAGCATCTCAAGGTTTACTACAATATGACTTATGGGGACTTAATGAGAATGATCTTTCCGGCATGTGGGACTTTAATGCACTCAAGGAAGAAATCAAAGAATTTGGTTTGAGAAATTCACTTCTTGTTGCTCCAATGCCTACTGCTTCAACTGCACAAATTCTTGGAAACAATGAATGTTTTGAACCATTCACAGCAAACATTTACAAGAGAAATACTTTGAGTGGTGAATATGCCATTATTAATAAGCATTTAGTCGAAGATCTTGTAAATCTTGGAATTTGGAGTGACAATATCAGAATGAAGCTAATTATTGACAATGGATCAGTACAGGGAATTGATGAAATTCCATCTGATATCAAAGAAGTATATAAGACAGTTTGGGAGATCAAGGGTAAATCTATTCTTGAAATGGCAAGAGATCGTAATTATTTTATTGATCAATCTCAGTCATTGAACATGTTTATGGCTGAACCAACTGTTTCAAAGCTTTCTTCTGCTCACTTCTATGGATGGAAGATTGGTTTGAAGACAGGCATGTACTATCTTCGTACTAAACCTAAGGCGCAAGCTTTGAAGGGGTTAGGAATTGATGTATCTTCAATTCAACAAGTAGAAAAGAAGCCTGAAATTGAAATCAAGCCTATGGAAGAAGAACCAGATATTCCACAATGTAGACTTGATAATCCAGATTGTGAAGCTTGCGGATCATAAAAAAGAGGGGAGAAATCCCCTCTTTTTAAGTATTTGATAAGCCTCTTCTAATTTCTCTTAGTTTATTGGCTACAGCATCTTGAGTTGCATTTTCCAAAGTACCATTCATATCAAGTGGATCAACTTCAAAATGAAAATCTCTACCATTGATATGGTTTCTCGCTATAGCTGTAATTTGTTCAGGTGTAGGAGGAGAATGTATATCAACGCTCCATTCTCCATAGTTAGAAACTCTAATAGCGCCAGTTAAAGACATGAATGGAACAACATAATCAGAATATCTACTTCCTTGAGATTCTTCTGGTTCGTCCATAACAGATTCAATATTTCTGTGATCTAATGATCTTTCATATCCACCCTCAGAATAATCGAGAAATTTACCAGAGCTTAAGACATATCCAGCTTTGATTGGATCATTTGTTTCACCGTAAAACTCTAAAGCTTCTTTTTCTTTGGGATGAATACCAAAATATGATTGAGCTAATTTATACCACATACTTTACATTTCTAAAAAGATACTATATAATCCTTACATGGGAAAGCCAATTGTTCGTGAAGTGAAAATTCTTGACGCAGTTCTTAAGGAAGACGAAGGAACTGAAGATGAGCCAAAAGTTGTTCAATATATTTGGCTACAGTTACAAGACGTAAAAACAGACAGAGTTTATGCATCTCAGTTATCACTTGATGATATCAAAGATATTACTGGAATGGATCGATATTTAGAAGGAAGAGAGTTGATTAATTTCACTATTGCATTGAAAGCAAGAGAAACTCCTTTGTCATTAGTTTTCAATCCAGATGCAGAAGAAATTACAGTTGATATGATAAAGAATGAAGAGGAAATAAATTAATGGCTACATCAGGTAAAGGTCAAGTTGCAGTGAACGTACAAAATGCGAATTGTAGAGTAGAAATCAAAGCCTTCCGTGAAGGAGCTGTTATGCCTAAGAAGGCAACTCAAGGCGCAGCAGGTTACGATTTGTGTGCATGTATTCCAGATTATTCAACTGGAATGATGATTCATCCAGGAAATTCATTAATCGTTCCAACTGGGTTGAATGTAAATATACCTGAAGGCTATGAAATTCAAATTCGTCCAAGGTCAGGTTTAGCAGCAAAGCATGGTGTTACAGTATTAAACACTCCTGGAACTATTGATTGTGATTACACTGGAGATGGTGAAGATTTTGAATTGAAAGTTATTCTTTTCAATCATAATAGAATGCCTTTTTCTATCAATCACGGAGACAGGATTGCACAAATGGTTGTTGCAAAGTTGGCAGAACATGAATTGGTAGAAGTTGAAGAGTTCAATGCTCAAGCAAATTCTTCACGTAAAGGTGGATTAGGTTCCACTGGTATTTCGAATAATGGTGGCTTTGATGGATCATAATATTGACCAAGCCACTAAAAACTATACAATTTTTTGTGATTTAGATGGAACACTCTGGGAGCAAGGTGATCCAACTGAAATTGCAAAGCCTGGATATCAACCAAAAATTATTCATGGAACTGTTAACAAGATTCGTGAATGGGACAGTAAAGGCTATAAGATCATCTTAACCACTGGCAGAAAAGAGAGTTTACGAGATGTTACAATCAAGCAGCTTTCTTATGCTGGTATTGTTTATGACCAATTAGTTATGGGAATTGGTGGTGGATCAAGAGTTCTCATCAATGACTTGAGAGCCAATGGTGACAAGTCAGCTTTTGTTTATCAACCGAAGCGCAATGAGGGCATTGAAGGTATTGATATTTGATGTATCCAGAATTTAAGAAATTTGTAAACTTGATTGGGCACGACATAACAATTTCAGGACACGCAACATTGCCAAGATGTGAAAATCCTTGCCGTGTAGAAACCGAACAAATGATTATTGGTAAATTAGCTGGTGTTCCAATTGTAAAAACAGAATTTATCAAGCTTGTAAATTTGCCAGATCCAGAAGATGGAACTTATTATATTGTAAGTAGGCTTTGTATGGATTATATACCATTTATAAGAGAAGATGTATTTAGTGTTGATACAGGTTCTACAGCAGTACGTGATGAAAATGGTCAAGTTGTAGCCGTAACTCAATTAAGCGTATAAAAATAAACCCCTCTTTATGAGGGGTTTATTTTATTTGCAATTTCATGAAACATCTTAATGAACATTCCATTATTGTAGTTATCAACCATTTCACGATTGTTTCCATAAGAATAGTGAACAACTAAGAAGTTTCCATAAACACAGTTTTTCATTGATCGTTCCCTTGGCTTATAATTTGAAATCCAAGGCTCTTCATCTATTCCTACATTATCAAATTTTGCAAATTCTGAACCTAACCAAGAAATACAGTTAATACTACATCTTTCATACTCATGAAAAATCCACTTTTGAAATCTAAAGTCAGATAGTTTATTTTGCTGAAGACTATTATAAAAATCACGAAAACTAACTAAAGTATAATTTGGTTGGGTCAAAGTTCTATTGTTATAATCATAATCAACCAGTTGTACTTCATTCAACTCCAAATGTTCTCCTACACTAACTGCACCTATCCTTTGATGTATATGAGTGCAAAGATTGTTATTAATAATATTTGCATACACAATAAAGTACTGAGGATTTTCAATCCTGAATCTCACAAAGCTTTCTAAATTTGGCAAGTCAATAAACACAATGTCATCATCAAAACGAATATATACTGTTTTTTCATCAATACAATCTTTGAAAAATTTATGTATGTTGAGATTATTGTATTTACAATTCGGATGATCAGGTAAAAACTTTAAACTATAAAAGTCTGGGTATTCATTTGTCAATGATTGCAAATATTCAACATCTGACTCATTATTTGTATTTACCCACCAGACATGATTGTCTATAACGTGTCTTGAATTTATAAGATACTTATGCAATATTTCAAGATATCTTTTTCGTCCTGCAGGTGTAACAGAAATCACTTTATATCCATCAACCATCAATTTATATCCTTGGTCAAGCTTTTGAATAATTCTAATATTTGAGGCTGCTTATCTAATTCTTTTCTTTGAGTGTAGTAAGCATAGTGCACAGCAATGAATCCGCCATATATACAATTTGGCATATCTCTTTCAGCTGGTTTCAATTGAGATAGCCATTTTTCATCATCTCTTCCACAATGAATAAACTTTGCAAACTCTGATCCCATCCATGAAAAGAAATTAATGCTGTATCTTTCATAATCAGTTAGGACCCATTTATTGAATTTCATTGCATCAAGAGTCCCATTTTTATAATGATGATAAAAAGATCTAAAGTGCTTTATTGCATATGAATAATTTTCCCAAACAGGACCAATAGAGCTGTAAGGAACTGGCGGAAAATCATCTTTTTCAAGTGCTCCAATTTTTTCATGGATATAATAATTTAATGCATTATTTACGGTGTTGGCAAAAACTAAAAAATATTGTGGGTTATTAATTCTGAATCTAATAAAATTTTCAAACTCTTTATGTTCAAACCAAATAATATCATCATCAATTTTGCAATAAACAGTATTTGGATCAATACAATATTCATAAAATCTTGCGACATTTTTACTTGTAAATTGAAACTCTTCTATATAAGGTAATTTTATAACCTCAAAAAAATCAGGATGTTTTTGCACTAACGAATCTAAGTAAGCTAAATCTTCTTCATCACCAGTGTTGAGCCAGAAAACATGTTTATCTATGACTGGCCTACTTGCTAAAAGATATTCTACTAAAATTTCAACATATCTCTTTCTACCATATGGAGAGTTTGTGACTACCTTGTAATTATCAACCATTGCAAAATATCCTTATAAGTTCTACAATACATTAGGGTTATACAAATGAATAATGTTGATTTTGAAGACGCTCCGGACATTCTTTTGATTGCACAAAAGTTACAAGAAAAATATTTTGCTTTTATTGGTTTTGTAAACTTAGACTCCATATATTTTACAAAAATGATTGGATATAAGTCAAGAAACGCTCCAGTTTATCAAATGAGTGGTCTTACACAAGCTTGGGCCAGATCAGTATTGAATGAACTTCAAAGTAAAAAGAATTATTGTTTAGGCGTTTGGGCTGATGAATGGGACGAGCTTGAAAAATCAAAAAAAGAGTGGATAATTTTCAGATGCTTATATTCAATCAACCCAGCTAATGATGGAAAACTTAGACCATTTGATGTCAGCGATTATGGGTTCATTATTGAATATTTTGTAAGAACTGGTATTGGACCATATTGGGAAAGCAAAGAAAATTTGCCATCTTTACTTGACGGAAATGATATACTTCCTTTGATAATACCTATGGATGACAACGAACAATGAGTTTTTACAATACATACAGACCAAGTTCTTTCAAGGACATTTACGGATACTCTGCATCAATTTTGCAGAAACAAATTGAGTTGGGTAAAACTTCCCATGCATATATTTTATCAGGGCCTCCAGGAACAGGTAAAACCACACTTGCCAGAGTTTCTGCAATATCTTTATTGTCTGGCGATAATGACAAAAACACTAAACAATTAATTTTAGATGATTCTCATCCAGATGTTTATGAAATAAATTGTGCTGTAAATAATGGAGTAGATCATGTAAGGGATAATATAGTTCAGCTTGCAAGATTAGCTCCTATCTCAGGAAAATATAAAATATTCATATTAGATGAATGTCATATGCTTACTAATCAAGCTCAAACTTCTCTAATCAAACTTACTGAAGAGCCACCGGCTTATGTCAAATTTTTCTTTTGTACTACAGAACCCAGTAAGATTTTGAGAGCAATCAAGACAAGATGTCAAACTTTCAATCTAAAAAAGATTTCAGAGTCGGATTTACTATCTATTCTTGAAAATGTTTGCGACAATGAAAACTTAGAATACGAAGTTTCAGCTCTTAAGATTATTGCAAAAGAAGCTAATGGAAGTGCCAGAACTGCCTTATCAATATTGGAACAAGCTTCTATTCAAGACATCACTGAAGATTTTATCAGAACAATACTTGACAGATCTCCAAAACAAGTTGCCATTGATTTATGTTTTAGCATTTTGAACAAAGAGAGATCTAACGCCTGTAGAATTATTCAAGCAGCAAATTTAGAGGGAAGAGATATAGGGAATCTATTCCTTGAGGCTTCTTCAATATTTATGGAAGCTTTCAAGTATGTTGCATTTAAGTACAAAAAGGTAGATAGGGACCCTGATATAGAAGAAATAGCTAAGACTGTACCTACAATTCAAATAGTTGAATTAACAGAACAGTTGTATAACATATCAAGTAATATAAGGCAAACTGTATCAGAGGATTTAGTCGCAATGACAGGAGTTCTCAAAACTATTGATTGGTACGCAAAAAACAAAGCGTAAAATTGTTATAAAAAAGTTTATTGCCTTCGGTAATATAAATGGCGACCGAAGATCCAAAGATAGTAAGAATAGTTCAAAAAGCTAAAAAAGGTGATGAAAAATCTTTTAAGATGCTACTTAAGATGGTAGATGGTGACTTGCGTAAAATTGCAGGTCATTATTTTATTCTTGGTGGTGATCGTGAAGATGTCATGCAAGAATTGAGACTTGGAGTTTACAAAGCGGTAAATTCTTATGATCCAACTAAAGACACCACTTTTAAAAACTTTTGCGTTAATTTAGTTTGCAAAAGACATTTAGCAACAGCTATTTCTTCTGCAAAAAGAATGAAAAATTCAGTTCTGAATGATTCAATTTCTTTAGATGCTCCTATCATTCTCGGAGATGATGGAAATTTACAAACTCTTGCTGATTTTATTCCCGAAAAACAAAATCCATACGATGAATCGCCAGAGGTTAATCTTGTTGAAGATATCATAATCAAAGAAGAATATGAAATCAACACACAAAAACTGTTGACAAAATTAACTCCATTGGAAGCTGAAATTTTCAATGAATATGGATTAAATTCATCATATAAAGAAATATCTATAACCCTAAATGTTCCTGCCAAATGTGTTGATAATGCTTTGACCAGAATTAGAAAAAAAGCTAATGAAGTGTACATTCAATATCGAAAAGACGATGGCAGGAAGGAAAACACTACGGATATAGATAAAAACCCTAACAAGTAATATCTACCCTTGCCAAATATTCTACGATGAAGTAGAATATTGATTATGGAAACTTCAATTGTTGACGTCGTAATCGGCATGCAATATGGCGATGAAGGCAAGGGAAAGATAGCCAATCAAATGGCTTCAAATGGTGAATATGATTATGTAATTCGCTTCAATGGTGGAGGAAATGCAGGTCATACAATTTACCTCAATGGAGAGAAAATTGTTACACATCTTGTTCCTTGCGGTATTATGCATGGTGTTACTTCTGTCATCGGTAATGGTTGTGTTATCAATACACAAAAACTATTTGACGAACTTGAGTATCTTAAAGGATTTGGATTCGATACATCGCTTCTGAAGATTGCAGAAAACGCACATATTATTACCCAAGATCATATTGACGAAGATTCCAAAGACACAACTATTGGAACAACTCGCACTGGAAATGGCCCTTGTTATAGAGACAAAGTGGCCCGTACTGGAATTCGTGCCAAAGATGTCCCAGAATTAGAGCCATATCTTGTTGATATGTATAGTCTTATTCATTCATCACCAAAGAAATTTTTAGCTGAAGGAGCTCAAGGATATTGGCTTGATGTTGACTTTGGCGATTATCCTTACGTCACATCATCAAACACCGGGGTAGGAGCAGTATTAAGCAATGGTTTCAATTATAAGCAAATACGGAATGTTGTCGGGGTTATCAAATGTTATTCTACCTATGTTGGAGCTAAAGGATACCAAAAATACGACGAGAGATTCGAACAATTGCGTGAGATTGGTCAAGAATACGGAGCCACTACAGGACGGCCAAGACAAATAGATTGGTTAGATCTTGATGAAGTTAATGAAGCTTGCAAAATGAATGGTGTTGACTTTTTAATTGTCAACAAAATGGATGTTCTTCGACAGGTCAATAGTGCTTGGAATTTATACGAAGATCAAATGATTCTTAGTTGTAAGGATGAAAAATCTTTTATGGATCGTATTGCAAATTATTTAGACCCATCTATTGACATTGAATTCCAAGGGCAATTACATTGAAATTTAAACTTATAAAGTCAGAATATCTAAGCAAGTTCTCTTTAATGAGTAAACTTGATAAGATGAAAATTTCTATGAACGAAAATAAAACAACAGGCTCAGATAGCCTGTTGTTTTATACTAAAGATAATATGTTGAACATTTATCTGAGTAATGGCCAATCTTCTGTTAATTTTGGAATGGATATCTCTGTTGATGAAGAGAAATGTTTTGCTATAGATGCTAATCTCTTTTACAATGCTTTTTCTAACTTTCCAACAGATGAAGTTCAATTTGCTTATCTCGAAGATGATCACTCTCTTGTATTTGGCAATAAGAAAACAAGAGTTTCTCTCAGAACTTCTTTAGTTTCAAATATTGAAGATTTATTATTCAATTCATTTGATATTTCTTCAGATGTTGAATTTAATACCTTAAACTATTCAAACTTTTCAGATGCTATAAGATTAACTTCTTTTTCATGCGCACCTGACATAGATGAATATCCATATACTTCTATATTGATGTTTATAGACAAGAATGAATTCAATTGTTATTCTTCTGACAAACACAGAATTTCAATATATGGTAAAAAATATACAAACCAAAATTCTCACTTGTTACCAAAATCTTCAGCTGATTTACTTTTGAACTTTGTAAATAAAAATGATGATTTTAAATTTTCTATTTACAAAAACAAACTTTTTTTGAAATGGGATAAAAATATTTTCACCACAGCTCTTGAAAGTAATTCTTATCAAAGCATATTTGAAAATTATAATAAGTTCTTTTCAGAATCTAATCATGTATTGTCTACAAAAGTTGATAAGCAACAGTTGCTTCAATCTATAAAGTTCATTGGCAACATTTCATCTTCTCACACTATAACAATGAATTTTGAAGCTGATCAGCTTATTATTACAGGGTCGAGTTCAGACAAAGGCACTATAGTTGATAAAATTCAACTCGAAGAAGAAGTAGAAAGTTTAGAGGTTGTATACCTTGCAAACCATCTCATGAAAGTTATTGAGATACTTCCACAAGATCAAGTGACACTTAATGTCAAAGAATATAATGGTTTTTATTTGCTAATGGTTGAAACACTGAGCTATAATCACATTGTTTTTCCAATGGGATAATATGTCAAGAATTTATATTGGTTCAAAAATAGCAGCAATAGATTCTGTCAAGAAAGAATTTCCTGACAGAATTCTTGTTTTATGTGATAACCCAGAAAATCAGGCAAAAAATTATTCTATTTTTTTTGATCAAAACAAACTATTTTTACATGACAATCCAAATGTAGAAAAGCTCAAAATCATTCAAACTCAGATTACAGCAAACAAAGGTACTCATTTTTTATTTTACGATGATGAGAGCTTTGATGGCAGAAACTCATTAATACAATCAATCAAGAAGTCTAATCTCATATTTGATTATTCTTATCCTTTATATGGTGATTTTGCAGGTCTCAGAAGATCAATAAACAGCTACATAAATGCATCAAATAAAACAATAGACATAAGTTGCTTTGAATGGCTGAATAAAAATTGTCCAACAATTAAATACAAATCAAAAGCAACTGGATCTAAAAAAGAATCTATCTGCTACGATATCGACTTATTGAATAAAGAATTTGAAAAAATACTTTCTGTAAATGACAAAATCACCTTGGAAGATTTGCAGTTATCTTCGTTCGTTACTGACGCTGATATATTTGAATTTATAGAATTTTTGTTGAATAATAATATCGAAGAAACTTATAATTTATCTGATAAATTGGTTGATTCTATTGGTGAACAAGCTTTATTACTTATTCTTCTTTCGCAACTTGTCTTTATTCTTGAAGTAGTATCTTGTAAAGAAAATAAACTATACAACTTAGAAGAAGTAATTAAAATTGTTGAGAAGAAAGATTTACTTGGAAAATACTTGAGTAATGATTGGCAGGAATGTAATTTTACTCATAAGACGCAAAACCCTATAAGAATAAAGATTGAAATGTCTAAAAATAGACCATCTTCTGAAAAGATCTCATTCATGATAAGTTCAGTTATAGATTCTATATCTCATTTAAGAAATAATGGGCAAGTTCAACCAAGCATGTTTTTACTTTTGAGCAAAATGTTATCTGTATAATTTATGAATGCAAGATAACTATGAACATATTAATAAGCTTGTAGAGTTATGTAAAAATGATGACTCTGGTGCATTATTTCAACTATTTGATTTTTACAAACCATTATTGCTTTCATCAGTAAGTCGTTGTATATATAAAAACCCAAAGCTTTCAAGATATAGAGAAGATATCTTTAGAGAGTCGGTGTTTGTGCTAAAGAAGTTGATTGATCAATACGATCCAACTCTCACTTATTTTTCTTATTTTTTATCGACCAGAATAGATATAAATCTTTTCAGGTATGTAACTGATAAATACCAAACCGATGAGTATTTTATTGAAGACTATTGCCCTGATGAAGATTCTTATGATCCATTTAATAAAATAAATAGCGCAATTTCAATTCATGCAGCACTTACACAATTAAATGAAAAGCAACGTGAAGCTATTGAGTTATATTTTTTTGAAGGATTAGATCAAGAACAAGCATCAATTAAATTGAACATCACCCAAAGTTCTTTTTCAAAAAGATTGCAACGTGGCTTATCTAAAATGAAAGAAATATTGGGTGATGATTTCTTACTTGACTAATCTTCTATGATTATACACTGATGCTTTTTTGTCAGATGTAAATGGATCTTTGATATCATCAGGCTGTTCTGTTTCCATTTTTATATTAGAACCAGGTTGAGGTTTTGTAGGTTCAAGCCCAGGAAAATGTCCAGGAGCTCTTTTTCTACTATGAGGATCATTAGGATCTTCGCCTTCTTTCCAAGTCCAAGTGCCTTCTGGAATTTGCTTACCAGTATAAACAGGCATCATTTCATCAAATTTTCTTCCGCCAGGTATTTTTTCAGTGTAGCCAATTAATGATTTTGTGATATCAGCAATATCTTCAGCTGTTGGTTTTTCCGGCTCAGCATCATCATCTTTCTTTTGTTGTTTTGCTCTTGTAGGATCATCTAAGTCAAGAACATCACTTGTCAATAAACCATTAGCTACAGCATCAGCAACCTTACCAAAGTAATCTTTCAAGTATCCTTCTAAAACTGAATCAGAAACATCACTGACATCAAATATCATCATTGTTCCAGATTTAATTAAATCTTCTTGAACTCTTTTGAGTTCATTTTCTAATTCAATTTTCTTTGAATAATTAAGATCTCCTAATGTATCCAATTCCTTCTTGATTTGATTTTTTCTTTTGATCAAGCCTCTTCTAAAATCTCTTTTACCAGAAACAGTAAATATTTCATGGAATATCATTTCCAGTCTGTTTCTTTGTCTTTCAAGAATTTTTAATACAGCTTCTTGTGGATCAGGAATATCAATAGTAGTTCCATCGGGCTTTCTAATTTTACCAAAATTTTCTTTTTTGAATTCTGCTGAGGCATCTTCCATCATCAATCTTCGAACATTTGTACCGCCAGACATAAGGTGGATTTTTTGATTGACAATATCTTGAAGCCATTGTTCTTTTGCTGCTTCGTAAACTGTTTTAGAAACCATTAAATTTGAAAGTCTATTTCTAAATATTTCAGATAGATAAGGGATGTCACCGTGAACTCTTGCATACATTTCAGAAGGATTAATTAAGTAAGCTTCTTCTTTTGTAACTTCTGGATTAAGTTCTTCAGATGGAGCCATTATAAGATCGCCAGATGCAAGATAATGAAGAGCGTGAGCAATTTCATGTCTTCTTGTTGCTTCTGTAAATTTGGTATGTGAAATGCCCAAGTTTTCAGCTAATTGCTTGTGATGTTCTAATGAGTCATATGAATCAGTTCTTATGATGATTGCTGGCACATTTTCTCCAGATTGAGTTGGAAATCTTGGAACAAATAAGCCTCGCCATAGACCATCAACAAAATCAATGTCATTAATTTGCAATTTTGTAATTTTGTTTTTGTTTAAGAATGACTTGAGAGTATTGCTATCAAATTCGAGTAAAGTTAATTTTTCAGCGTACTTTATAAGATCTTCTTTTGAAATAGTTGTATATTGTCTTTCTTGCTCCATTTTATCAAGATAACTTGTTGCAAATTGAGTGAACATTTGCTTGGATGATTTTTGTATTTCAAGTTCTCTTCTTTCAAAATCTGAAGCGTTGGCAGGTATGGGTTTAGATTCTACTGATGGATCATAATCATTATTCCAAGTCTTTTCAATAGGATCTATTTTCTTAATCACACCCTCTTTAATTGCTTTAGATATGACATCTAACCCACTACTCAAGATAGTATTCTTTGCTTGATTGCTTTTTGACGTTAAGGCGGCTAAATTAGGAAGTTGATTTCTCGCACCTGCTTTGAAATTATCTAATTTTTCAGGATTTTCTTCAAGATATTTCAACATGGTGTCAACAGTAGCAAATCCTTGGTATAACCACAAATCCCTAATTTTATCTCCTTGTTTTTCACAGTATTCCTTAAACTCAGGATCTTGTCTTAATTGCTCAATATGAAAATCTTTAATGTCCCATTCATATGAATATGTGTAAATTAAATCTATAAATGATTCTAATAAAAATTGTTGTTCGGGATTTGTCTTCTTGATATAAAAATAAGTTTCAACTTGGCTGTAAGTATCAGAGTAATTAAAAAGTTCCTTAACTGTGTATTCATCAAAAATACCAATACAAGCTTCTATCAATGACATAAATTGATCAGGCTTGAGTCCACTTCTTGCATATGACACCATAAATGGTCTCAATCTGTTAGCAAAATCTGTATTTATATCAGTGTTATTAAGAAAATTTATTACGCCTTGATGGCTTTGGAATCTTTCCAAAAGTGGTTTTTCTGAAATTGCTCTATCAAGGATTTCTTTTCTGTCAACATCATTAGGATTTACACCAAATTTCTTAACATCACCATCTCTTATCATATACATCAAGGTGGATTCATTGATTTCTACACCTTTTGAGGAGAGTAAATTTAATGTCTTAAAACCAATTGAAGCTAAACTCTGGAAGCCATACTCCATTACTGTAGCACTTCCAGCCCCATCGCCTATCTCAATTGATCCATTATCTTTTTCTTTTAATAATTGAGTTATTTTGCCTAAGTAATCTAATATAAGAAAAGTTTCTGAATCTGGCGTACCAATCTTTTTCAAGTGATTATCTACAAACTTTACAATTGCATTTCCAAAAAACTCTAAATCTGATCGATATTTTGATATATTGCCTTCACACATCTTAAGATAATTGATTTGCGTGACATATTTAATAAGCTGCGACATAGAGTAAACAGTAGGCATTTTATTAGGGTCATTAAAATTAGCACCTTTTAGTGTTTCTTTGAATGATCCGCCCCATTCAAACTTAGGTGATGACAATACGTCCCATGCATCAGCTGCTTCTACTATTCTTTTAGATTGTTTGTAGTTCCACATAATACTTATTATGTTTTGTAAAAGAACTAAAAAATCCTATGGAATAAAATTTCTAAATTTATGTAATATGTTTATATGTTCCAAGAAATCCCTTAAGACACGCTATAACTACGTCTAAGGGATATTTTTCTTTTAAGGGGAGAATCACTGTGGTTGAAAAAAATACATCCGATGACATGATTTATAATTGGCGCAATGAATTGCGTTCACATAAAGATGGCGTAGTTGTTGTAGCCAGTTCCCAAGCAGCTCAGTATAAAGCTCAAGGTTACAATAAATCCGAAGTGGTTGAACTTCTTGCAGCAGACAATTTTGATATTGATGTTGCAAATAGAGTTGCTTCTAAGTTGTTTGATTCACCAACTGTTGCAACTAAGGAAACAGTTCAAGTTGCAGTAGTGCCTACCAAGTACGATGATTGTGTTCCAGTGATTGAAAGATCCTTGGAAAAATATAGTGCTAAAGAATTTGTAAAGAGACTTTGTACTGGATCTCATTCTATTGTAAAGACAGATGATAAAGGTATTCAAACCTGGATCAGAGCTGCAGAGTTAGCAAAAACAAATTCCAATGGTGTAATAAATTTACATGCTGCACTCAAGCCTTGGGTTGAAGAAGCATTATTAAATTCTGTTTTAGTTGCACAATCAGAAAAACCTCAAGTGAAGACAGCTTCTAAAAACAAATATGTTGTAAGCAACAGAAAAGGCACTGCTGAGGTAGATCTCGTAAATGCTACATCAACAAGTGAAAAGTTTACAAAAGGTAATTATGCTGATTTTGGTTTAGCTGATGAATATATGGTAGGTGCAGCAGATTCTGTTTCCCCTTATCAAAGATTAAGAAGAGCTTTAAAAGACTAATCATCACAAACTTCAACAAAACAAGCCGCTATATGCGGCTTGTTTTGCTTTTGTATAAAATTTATTATGTCAGATAAAAAAGAAGAAATTGTTGACGCTATTGTTCCTGTAACTGAAAAAACTATTACAGGTCCATCAAAGTTATTTAGAGAGCTCAAGGATACAGATAAACCTCTGTATCCTTTGCCTCCTGATAATATGAATGATATTTCTTATCCACAATTTTTAGAGCCAAGATGTTCTATTTGTTCTTCTCCTTTTAGAGATTTAGCAGAACATGTATTTCTTGAAAGTGGCAAAAAGCCTCAATCTGTAATTCAATTTTTTTCTCATTATTTTGATGCAAGACTTAACTGGATGCAGATCAACACTCACATGGAACAGCATTGTGACTTTAAGAAAATCTCAACATCTGGCCTTAAGAATTACGAGCAAAGAGAAGAACTTATTGCGCCTTGGATTTTCAGAGAGCATCAGTTAGCTCTCACCGCATTACTTGTAGAACTTGATGATGTAAGAGGCATGGATTGCTCTAAAAATAACGACTTAAAATTAAAAAGAGCAGCAATGGTTGAAAAGTTAATTAGTAAAATTCTTCATGTGAAAGAACAAAGAGACAATCAGGGTATATACAACATAAACATTTTTGAGATATTGGTCAAACTTCATGAAAAGATGGAGAGTGAATCTGATAAAAAATTAATTAGAGATGAAATGCAATCTCTAAGACAAAAAATACAAGCTGACAATTAATGAGAAAACCTAATCCACAAAAACAACAAATCAATGATGTAAAATCACAACTTCTTTTGCAAGCCTCAGAAGTTGAAAAATTCTTCAGAGGATCAGAATATGCTGAAGAATTCAGTGATGATGTTGTGCCAGCTACAAGAGCAGAAGTAATTCCGCCTCCTGCACCTGATAAATCAAGATTTAATCCAGATCAAATTGTAGATATTGTAACTTTCATAGAACATCCTTATTTTTGTAATCTGAAGCCTTACCCTTGGCAAAAACTTATTTTGAAGTGTTTTTATATGGGGCAAGAAGGCAATACAAATTTAGTAATCAATAATGAAAAAGCTGAAACTGGATGCTCTGGTTGTGTTTGGGAATATATCAAAAATAACGAAATCCAATTTTACAAATCAAGACAAAGCCAAAAACAAATCAAAACTATTTTTTCTATTGTAAACTCTCCTTGTGTAACATGCGACAGATTGGATAAAGAAGTAAGAGAAGAAAGATATAGGTCAGCAAAAGAAGAGGCTACAAACCCTGATTCAGAGAGACAAATAGAAGAACTTTCCGAAAGAGCTATACTTGACAATTATGAAACAGAAAATGATTTATTGTATTCTGATGAATTTGATCCAAAGCTACGATTGCAAGTAAACGAAAAGTGCACAAAAAGATACAAATTTCAAGAGTTGGTGTTAGTTCTTGGTAGACGTTCAGGAAAATCATTTTTAGTGTCTGCTATGGCACTTTATGAGCTGTATAGATTGATATCCATGGGACATCCTCAATCTCGATATGGGTTGATGGAATTTGATGAAATTGTTCTCTTGAATGTTGCTCGAAATGAAGAACAGGCTAAAAAGGCAATCTTCTCTAAAATTAAGCAAACTGTTTTAGCTTCTCCATTTTTTCAACCATATATCGGTAAAGATACTGAACTTGAAATGAGATTCTATACTGAAAATGATGTTAAGGAAAATGAAAGAAGATCTGGACAAGGACTCAATCCTTTTGCTGGCAGTTTAGTTCTAAGATGTGGTTCAAGTAATGCATCTGGACTTGTTGGTTTAACTTGTTGGTGTATCATCATGGACGAAGTTGCAGCTATGGCTGGAGATAACCCAGATTCAGGCGTTGACTATGCATTATATGATGACTTAAAGCCGTCTCTTGCAACATTTGGCAAAGATGGAAAAATGATGATGCTTTCAAACCCCAAAGGTCCTATCGGGTTACTGTATGATCTACATGAAAAAAGAGTTGATGATCCTTCTACTCTTGTAATGAGACTTCCAACTTGGTTAACAAATCCTAATATTGACAAAGCTTGGCTGGAAGATCAAAAGAAGAAAAATCCAGTAGAACATACAATGCAATATGGTGCAGAGTTTGGGGCAGCATCTTCAGATCCAATGTTTGATCAAGAATCTATAAATCGTATGTTTCAATCTATGAGAATGGCTCCAAGAGCTGAATTTGCTCAACCACATTTTGATTATTATTGTCATTTAGATCCAGCTCGAACATCTGACTATTACGCTATTGCTGTTGCACATACTGAAGAAATATATGGATCTATTGGGCCTGATTTCAGACCACTAAAAAGAGTTGTGATTGACCATGTTCATTTTTGGAATCCTCAGACTAAAAATCAACCAATATCTGAAAGAGATGTCGAAAACTATGTAATTGATCTACATAAAAGATTTAGATTTAAGCAAGTTAGTATTGATCAATGGAATTCTCAATCTTCAGTAATCACTCTTCAAAGTAGAGGAGTGCCAATTATTGAAAGGCAATTCAATAAAGAATATAAAGAAAAAATCTATACAGAACTAACTCAACTAATAAGAGAAGACAGAATAGATATTTATGATTTATCGAGTGGGGCCTATTTAGATGTTCAAGGCAATAAACATGACTTGAATGAAATACAAGAAGCCAAAATTCAATTTTTATTTTTGCAAAAGAAATGGAAAGGTAAAAGATATTATATTGAAGCTTTGTCAGGATACAAAGATGATATCTGTGACGCTGTAGCTGCAGTATCATATGAAGCTTTGACCAATAAAATTATTACAAGATCTCCAAGAAATAGAATGGTAAGTTTGGGCGGCAGGTATAGATAGAGATACATTTATAATATACAAATATGTCTTCAAAGAATATTAGAACAGCTCAATTTGGTGGTGTAGGTGGTGGCGGCAATGGCTCACCTTTTTCACCAGGAAAAAGCCCAATTGGATCAGGTGGTAAAAATCCAGGAGGTTATGAAGTTAACTCTGACTGGGACGAAAATAAAACACTTGAAAAAATGCTTTCAAAAGTTCATGAAGAAATGGATTTGTCTGATAGAAATTTCGAGTCCAGACTAACTCCTCAACATCAGCATTTTGAAGAAAATAAAGTTTATGTTCTTGACCCAGTTGAAAGACTCAAAGAGAAATTTAGATCTGAACTTCATGCTTACAAAAAATCACTGGAAGAACATGCAGATAGTTTGCATAAAAATTCTGTCAAGTATATACAAGAAAATTTTCAACTTACACCTCAAGATTTAGAAACAATGGAACAAAGACTTCATCAAAGAAGACATTTTGATGATTCTAAAAAAAGAGAGTTCAAGTACGAAGATAAAACTCCTGATCAAATTAAAGCTGAAAGAGCTCATCCTGTTTTATCAGATAGACAGCTTAATCGTATTGCTGTTATTGTCATGAGAGACAAACTGACACAAGAAAATGATGAAGACGAAGAGCAAAGAAATCAATTTGATGGAATAAGATTTAAATATCCACCAATTGGAAGAACACCTGTATTGACTCATGGTGATGAATTAAATCAATATTTTGAAGATTTATTACATGAATACACTCCAGAATCAAATGGTGCTATGGAAGTTGGAGATCTTATTACAGACGAAACCAATCCTGACTATGAGCCAAATGTTCATCCTCGTGACGAGATTGCTGATGAACCTGCTGATGATGAATTATTTGGAATTAATGTATTTCAAACTTTAGAAGAAAATTTGCACAATAAAAAAGCACCATCAAATCAATTTGACAGAAACAATATGTCATCTGACAAAGAAGAATATGGTCATGAAAATAAGGGCGTAGAAGAAGTTTACGAAGGATCCGCTTGGTTTGGATCACATACACCAGCATCTTTTGGATAATTTGTAAAATAATCATATGATTTATGATTATTTAGTAATAGGAGCTGGTTTATTTGGTTGTATTTTTGCTCATGAAGCTAAAAAATTAGGCAAAAATGTTTTAGTAATAGAGAAAAGAAACCATATTGGCGGAAATTGCTATACAGAAGAATATGAAGATTATCATATTCATACTTATGGTCCACATATTTTTCATACTTCTCAAAAATATATCTGGGATTATATAAACCAATTCACAGAATTCAACAATTATTCACACAGAGTTAAGTCGAATTATCAGGGTAAGTTTTATTCTATGCCCATAAATCTTATGACTTTGCATCAAATATGGCCCGATATAATTACTCCTGAAGATGCAAAAAAGAAAATACAATCAGAAATTATACCTTGTGAAAACCCAAAAAATTTAGAAGAACATATTTTAAGTATGGTTGGACCTACTTTGTATCAATATTTCATTCAAGGTTATACTAAAAAACAATGGGGAACAGACCCAAAAAACCTTCCAGCGTCTATCATCAAAAGATTGCCAATAAGATACAACTTCAATGACAGATGGTTTCACGATCATGATATTTATGAAGGCATCCCGGTAAATGGATACACTCCTATCTTTCATAAGCTTTTAGAAGGTATTGAAACTATAACTAATATTGATTACTTTGAAGACAGATCATACTGGGATTCGAAATCTCATAAAATCGTTTTTTCTGGTCAAATACAACAGTATTTTGATTTCATGTTCGGTGATTTAGAATATAGGACCTTAGAGTTTCACAATTATAAAATTCCTAATTCAGATTTCCAAGGCTGTTCAATAGTTAATTATCCCGATCCCAATACGAAATGGACAAGAATTACTCAACATAAGCATTTTACGAATTCAAAATCTTATAATGATTATATTACTTACGAATATTCTAAAAAATATGACAAAAATAATCCAGATCATATTCCATATTATCCTGTAAACACACCCCAAAACAATGAAACATACAATAAATATAAAGACTACTTAGAAAAAAATCATTCAAATATTATTGTTGGTGGAAGATTAGGCAATTACAGATACTACGATATGGATATGACAATAGGTAATGCATTAGCCACTGCAAAGAAAGAATTTGCAGGAAAATAATACAAAAAATACAAAAAACATATTATGTCTGTCTCTATAATGAACCTAAAAATAAAAAGAAGACAAATATTTTAATGGAACAATACAATGCCACAAAAAATATCTTCAGAAGTTAACAATCTAATTAAAAAAGCAAAAATTTTAGATTCATTAGGTAAGTTCAAAGAGTCAGACAATATTTTTGTTAAGTTATCCCAATATTACGTAGAACAATCAGTTACCAAAGTTCCATCTGTTCAATATTTCGAAATGGAAGATATTGCGGATGAGTACGAAGAAAATGAAAAAAACTATCGTACTAAAAAACCCAATCTTCGTGTTCCTCAATATTTTGATTTAGGTGTTGGTGAAGATGAAGAAAACTTAGAAGGTAAGCTGAACGGGCCTGATAGTGTTCCTGGTCCTGCTTACATAGATCCAGGTAATCTTGCTTCAAGTCCATCTATGGCTGGAGATGTTGATTGCTTTACTTGGGAAGAAACTTACGAAAAGAATGTTGAAGAAGGCAATGGATGGAAAAATAGAATTCCATTGAGATAGGAGAAAATTATGCCAATTCCAATCAAACCAGTTCATTCATTAGATTTGCATGCTGAGATATTTGACTCACCCTCAATGGAAGGTTTTGGATTGTCAGACATCCAAATCCAACTTTTAGGGATGAATGCAGCACCTAAAAAAGAAGCATCTGTAAAATTAAGTGAAAGATATATTTCTATGCTTAAGGATATAGATAAAAACATCAATGAGGTTGTGACTGCTGCTAATGCTGCTGTAAATAATAAAGATGGAAAAGTTTGTACAGTTCCAGGTGAAATTTCAGATAATGATCTTTTAGCGTTGAAGACTGCGGGATTAATTTCTGGCTATGGTAGATCTGTATCATTGACAGATAAAGCAACATTAGCCTTGAGAGATTTTTACCTTAGTACAGATACAACAAACGAATTCAGAAAATCAAGAACAAAAGAAAAATTTGATTTAAATGAAGCAAGAACAGTTAAGGTATCCAACGCAAAATTTAGACGTGTTGCAACTTGACTGAACAAATCTGACGAACTGGATGTTCGTTTTATAGCAAAAGACGATCATACAAGGGCTAAAGGCTTGATGAATGCAAAACCCTTAGATGATCTTGAAGTGGCTTATTTTATCTTTCCTACAGAAGATTGCCATTCATTTTGGAATAAAAATGTAGATTTCTCATTAACTTTAGCTTTTTTAGACAAAGATAATGAGATTGTTGATTTCAAAGATTTAGAAAAGCAAAGTCCTAAACTTGTTAGCCCAGATTCAAACAGAGTTAAATTTGTTGTAGAAGCTAATAAAGGATTATTCGAAAAACTTGGAATAAAAACTGGGGATAAGCTTATCCTCAAAAATAATAAACTTACAGTTGAAAAAAACCACAAAACAAAACCTTAAAGGAAATTGAGCCTTTTTTTTAGAAGGTTTTAATAAACCCGACTATGTATTTAGGGTGCTGTTTGAAATCTTGAGGAGAAAAAATAATTATGGCTGATAGAATTTTCCCAAACAGATATCAAGAGGAACCTCTTGACTCTGACTTGGTCTACCAAGCAATTAACTGGGATAACTTTAACACCAAACTCGCAGAAGTTCAAAATGGTGTCAATGTACCAGAACTTCCAGCTGAGTTCAAAGAAGTTCTTGCTAAAAAGAAATCTGAAGACATGCCAGAAGAAGTTGAAAAAATGTTCAAAGAGAAGAACGTAAGAGATGATGAAGATGCAGATGATCTTTCTGATGTTCCTGAGCAACTTCGTGAATTTGTAAAGAAGAAGCAAGATAAAGCTAAGGGCAAAAAATCTGAAGCAAAATCAGATGATGAAGAACCTGTAAAGCCAGTTAAGACTGATGAAGCTGGTTGGAAAGATGGCAAAAACATGAAGAAGGCTAATAGTATAGTTTTCAATCATCCTTCACAATTGTCAGCAGAAGCAGTTGAAGCTGCTATAGCTGAAGGCAATCAAGAATTAGCTAATGCTATTCTTGCTGCAAGACATGAAAGAAGAGTTAGATTGGCTAACAAGATTGAAACAAGAATTGCTGCTGAGACTGAAAGATCTGTAAAGCTTGCACAAAGAAAAGCTTACAGAGAAAATTTAGTCAAGATGGCGTCTGAAAATACTAAGACTGTCAAAACTGCAAATACTGCTAAGAAAACTGAAACAGCTACAGAAGACGGTTTTGTTAAGGTTTCCCAACTCAATGAAGCATCAAAAAAAGCTTTTGCATCAAAAGCACTTGCTCAAGGCTTTCCAAAAGAATATGTTGAAGCAATCTTAGGCGAATCTAAGGTTGAAGTTGCTGATAAGACAGTAGAAATCAGAAATGTTATGTCTTCTGAATTATCTGAAAATGTCAAAAAAGCAGCTGTATCTTCAATGGTCAAAGTTGCAACCCTTTCAGATGCTGATTACTCCAGATTAATTGATTACTGGAAGAATGAGCTTGGTTATGGCGATCAAGAGTGGATCGACGCACTCTTTACCAAAAAGTACGATAAGTAATTCCTCAAGATTAAAATCCCAGGAGGTTTATCCTCCTGGGATAAAATTGTAGGAAATAAATATCCAGGGAAATAAAAATGAGTAAATTCAGAAGAGTACAAGAAACCGAAAACATACCAAATTTTATCACTAATAAATTTGTTGGTGCTTCTGTTAATATTGAAGATGATCCATACGCTGAATTAAAGAAAAATTCAACAGAAAATAGAATCAAGATTTCAAAGCAACAAATTGGTATGACCAAGGAAGCTGCAAGCGTTAATAAACCTTGGGAAAAGATCTCTGGTGCATCAATGTATGATGATCTTCGCCCACAATCCTTTGAAGAAAGACTTGAAAATCTTGAAGTTGGATCTATCAGAAGATCAGATTATGCTTATGATGATGGCGACAATACCAGAACTACAACAAGCGGTCTCAAAGCATTTTCAAGTGAAGATTACATGAATGCAATGCTTTCGAGATCAGCTTCTATTTTCAATCCAGACATGATTGCAATTTCAGAAGAATTTCTTAGCAGTCAAGAAACATCTTCAAGCCAAGCTGTTTTAGAGCAATCTACAAGAAGAGAAGCAAAAACCTCTAAACATCAAGCTTGGGAAGAAAAGAATTTAGGAACTCTAAGACAATCAAAGGTTGTCACTTCAAGAGCTAATTCAATCTTAAGAACTTCATCAGAATCTGAATTCAATTCTCAATTTGGAATGATCGATACAAATCAATTAGATCAAAGAGAATCCATGAGAGTTGCTAATCAAGAAAAGATTAGAGAGCAAAGATTAGCTATAAAGAAAAACTTTGATGAGGATATTTTAAGAAACTCTCAACAAAGACCAAAGACATTATCAGAAATTTACGGCAATATCAATTTGGATTTTGAAGATTTAGACTAATATGGAAAAGTTATCAAATATGCCAATTGGGTCTAATCCAGCTACAGCACCTGAGGGAGCAATTAATAATCAATTAAATGCACCTGCTGCTGGTTTGACTCCAAAAGAACTAAAAGATTTTTTGAATAAGCTTATAAGATATGGTAATAGGCCACCAAAAGAACTTTTAGAAGAATTAGGCAATTTGTCAACTTCAGATAAAATTAAAAGCGACAAAATCAAAGACGAGCTAAGAAAAATTGGCAATGCTTATACTCATGGTGGTGTTGAAACCAAAGATCCACTGAGTGGAAAAAAAGATCCAACTGGGCATGCATTAGCTCAAAGATTATTAGAAAAATTGCCAGGTTTAAGTAAAACCAATCAACATCAAAGATCTACAGAGGGAACAAACGTGTACAACAACAGAATTGCACAAACTGTCAAAAAGAAGAAAAAGACAAGAGGAAATCCTTTCAGAGTTTTAATGGGCAAAGTTGGAAAATTACTTGACCATGGTGTTGAAAAAAATGACATAGTTCGTTATCTTGCTAAATTAAAATATTGGAACAACGAAACTATTGAAAGAGCAGTTGACATTGTAAGAGATTACAATAAAAAGAAGAAAAAAGATACTGATAAATACAAAGAGCCAACTGAAAAAGAAGCATCATCAAACTCAAAAGTTGTCGTAGCAGCCCTGGACTATGACAGACAGCCTGATTTTCATAAAAAATCTACTGGTGAGCTTATTTACAGAGCTTGTTTTTTATTAGATGTTTTAGAAACTGAAAAAGAAACTGTTCAACCATTAGATAAACCTACTGTCGGAAAAAAAGAAGCTAAAGCAGAGTTAGCACTTGTAAAAAAAGCACTTGTAGATAGAGGTTTAGATCAAGAAGAACTTTTACTTTTGGGTATAGGAAAATAAGATGAGCGATAAATATAAAATAAAAATACATTCTCATAATCCAGAAGTTGCAGAAAAATTAATAAATGGAACAGGCTTATTTCACATGCTCCATGACACAATTCACGGTCTTGGAAAACAAATGCATGAAAATAGATTTATGCCAGCAGATTCCCCATTTTTTGCACTTACTAAATCAGATTTTGATGTAAATGACCCAATAGTTTCAAAGTTTTTTGACAATGGTGGTTTAGATAATGCAATGCATATAATTAGACTTAAACCAGAAGAATCTCATTCGAAAATGGTTGAGTGTTACAACAATTTGTATATGCATAGAACTGCTTTAGTCGCTAACAACTTAAGAAAAGCATACAATGCTTTACAAAATGCTATTGATTCTTCAAATGACGCTGTGCGAATTGAAAGAATTGCAAACAAAGTAGAACAAAAATCTTCAGGTTTTTGGCAAATTGAATCATTGAATAACATTGATATCAGTTTAAAAATAGCTAATGTAAATGAATCAAAGTCCTTAAAATATGCAAGAGATTTAGTATTATCTGGTGATAAAGATTTTTATAATACTGCTGCTACTATTATTAAAAGTATTTTTTCAGAAATCTACCCAAAATCTAATACAAGAGTTGCATATACTACTTTGCGTACTCAAGACAATGAGCCATTTTTGATGTGTCCCAAGGGCTTATATCAAGGCAAGCATACTGTGCCAATGGAAGTCAGCAAGTGTAGAGAAAATTGTATCGACTCAAGAGTTTCTAAAGATGGAGTTGTTTCTTGTGCATATCAAGATTGGCTGAATGCTGCTTTTGAACCACATGATAAAGTTATGGCACGTCTTTATGTTCATAGACATCCTGATAATGATGAAAATCCAATGGAAATTGCTGAGGGTGAGAGAGGACATAAACTCAAGGATACAGATTTTGGATATGAAGCAAGATTTGACCACTCTGACCGTGGTGCTAATAAATTAAGAGGCAAACAAAATCTTACAGATTCTATCGAAAAACAATTTGATAATTTGAAATCTACTTCATATGGTCATACTCGTGAAGATGAACCAAGAAAAAGACCTAAGCAAGCTCAAACCAATTCTTCAAAGGTCATTGAAGACCAATTGCCAAGAAAACAACAAAAGGGTGACTTGTTTTTAGAAGCTTTATTGAACAAACTCAATAAAAAAGAATCTGTCACTGATGAAGTTATAGAAAATCAATTGGATGAAAAGGGTCTTTACAATCACAAAGGTGAAATGGAAGAATCTTACCCAGTTCAATTAGAGAATAGAAAACAAGAAAATGTTGACTATAAAGCTGAATTAAATAAAAACAATTATGAGCCTACAGATTATATCGCTCATATGTTAAATAAAACTGCAAATAAAAAAGATACCACTCTTAATGGTGAACTCGAAGAGTCAAGAAGAAATATCAAGACTGATGATACAAAAGAAATGCAGTTGAAAGAAAAAAGAACTATAAAGAAAGATGCAGACATCGATAAGAATATTGAAGCTCTTTTAGACGAAGAAGATGATTATCATCAATTTTCTGACGATGACTTGAAGCATTTTGCACATGAATTAGGGTTGGACAGCTATCTTGAAGATTCAAGAACTGACAACGATTTAGAGTCCTAAAATGTGGTACAGAAAAGTTGTAGCTGGACTACCTGGAATTTCTAACTCTAATGTTCAAAAAGAATCTATTTTAGATCAAGAAGTCAAAGGCTTAAATGTAACTGCTGAAGATTTGTATCCTGAGCTTGAAAAAATGCTTAAGGAAATGAACTTCACCCCTGATGAATATGACAAACTTCCAGATCATGCCAGAAGAAACATTTGGGATATCATAGTTCATAAATATGATACTAATCTATACAATACCTTTGAGGATTCTGACACTCCAGGATTTGATGCTACTGAAGCAAGAAGACATTCACCATATCACAGCAATCCTTCTGAAACAACATTAGAAGAGCAATTAGAAGCTACAAGGCATGAAACCGTAGATCGTGAACCAAATAATAGTTTACAAGCTGAAAAAGGTAGAGGGGGCATGACTCTTCTCAATGGAAATGGTGCACCTCAGTATGCTTCAGGTAAAGGGGCAAGAATGTTCTATGACAACTTACCCTCTAATCAGACATTGGTATAATATATGTTATGGCAACAAGAAACTCATTGGCATCTGCAATCAGAACATCAGCATATTCTGTTACTGGTGAATCTGTAAAAGGATCTGCTTTCAATCAAGATCGAAACTATGCAAGCAGTAGGATAAATCCTGGTTTAGGACCAAGTGTTAGGCAAGCTCAGTCGATCAACACTGTCACAACCTCACCAAACTTTTATTCTCCATTTCTTACACCCTCATCTTTTCAAATCCCAAACGCTCGAAGAGAAGTTTATCTTTGGGCAAACTGGTGGGTAAATAATGAGCCTAAAGTTGCTGCAGCCATTAACTTTTACACAAACTTTCCTTTTTCAGGTTGGGAATTAGAATGTTCCTCCACTTATGTAAAAGATTATTTTGAGAAACTTGTTGAGAAATTAAACTTTCAAAAGTGGCTTCCTCAAATTGCTCACACTTATTATCTTTTAGGTGATTCTTTTGTTCTACTATCAATCGATTGCGAACATTGTAATGGCAGTGGTTGGAATGAAAAGAAAAATGAAGATTGTACTCATGACGGTGCATCATGGAAATCTATTTCTATCTTAAATCCTGACAGTGTATTAAAAACCCCAGGAATGCTTGATCAAGAAGGCACTTATGTTTACAGACCAAGTGCAGAAGAAATTAGAGTTGTTAATGAAAGACAACCTAAAGAAATTTATGACTCAATTCCTGATAGTGTAAAAAGGATGATTTTAAAAGGTGATCCAATCAAGCTCAACCCTTTATCAATTCACCACTTCAAACATGGATCAAATCCTTGGGAAGACTATGGAACATCATTAATTAGACCATTATTCCCTATCCTCACATACAAAGATAAACTAAGACAAGCGCAGTTTATGATTGCTGATAGATTAATTCTCCCAATCAAAGTTGTCAAGATTGGTTCTGATACACGTCCAGCATCCCAAGAAGATATTGACGGCGTACAAGATGAACTTGCTGCACTTGCTTCTGATCCCAACCTAACTCTTGTAACTCACCATAATTTTGATTTGGAATGGTATGGGGCTTCTGGAAAGATTCATGCAATAACTCCTGAATTTGAAGAAATCAACTCTGAACTTTTAGATGGTCTAATGCTTTCAAAAGCTTTATTGAATGGAGAAGGTCCAACGTACGGAAATGCACAGGTAGGTCTTATGGCTATGGCTCAAAGACTGGAGACATTCAGAAGAGAAGTAGCTCACTGGATTGAACTTAAAATATTTAGACCTGTTGCTGAATGGAATGGTTTTGTTGTTGAGGGCGAAAGAGGCCAAGAAGAAATCATTTACCCAACAATAAAATTCAACGATTTACAACTCAGAGACGATTCTCAAAAACTTCAAATTATGGCTACCGCTAATCAACAAGGTGTGATTTCAAACACTTCTTTGATAGAGGCTTTTGGGCTTGATGTTGATCAAGAAATTGAAAGATTAAGATTTGAACAAGGCGCAAGTTTCATGAAAGAAGGAAACTTTGGAGTGCCAAGTTTTTCTATGAACTTGCAATCAGGTCCTGTTACGGGACAAGGTTTCGCTGGTCAACAAGCAGCTCCAGGAGCCGCTCCTCCTGGTGGTGGAATGATGGGAGGAATGCCAGGCATGGAAGCTGGTGGAATGACACCTCCTCTTGCATCATCAAAAGAAGAAAACTATCGTTTAGCATCTACTGTTATTAATCAACTTTATGATGATGCCTTAGAAACAAAAAAAGAACTTTACGGCAAAAGATACGCATCAAAAATGATTAAGTCTGCAGCTCATGAAGGATTTATTCAATCTATCATGCCTGTGACAGGTAGAGGTATTCATGGACCATTGCCTGAGAAATATGATGGATTCAACAAAACTTTAACTCCTGAAATTCTTGGTGGTTCAATATGTTCGCCGATAAATATTGAGGCAAAATTTGAATACAGAATCGCAATGCATTCAAACGATGAAAATATAAGAACTGCATTTAAGCAAAAACAAGAAATGAACCAGCCAAGCTTATATACATCTATTGAGAAGAAACTTTATGGACTATTGTTATCATTAAACATGCCATACTCTTTATTTGCGCAGTATTCAGCTGGTCCTACAGGTGATTATACTTTAGATGCTGCTATTCCTCAGTTAGGTATTGGTATAGAAGCTGATGGAGAAATTTGGCATAATAATTTTGATAAAATTGCTAAAGACAAAAAGAGAGATTCTGAGTTAGCAAATAATGGATGGGTCATATTAAGATTCACTGACAAGGAATTAAACGACCATCCAAATGATGTCCTAAATGTCATCATGCAAGGAATTAGAAAGAGAACAGGTCAATCTAATAACCCAGAAGAACAAACATTATAAGTAGAAATACTTTATAAATTTAGTACATTCGAAAAACCCGTCGAATCCGACGGGTTTTGTTTTGTAGGTTTTTAAGGCTTTAACGCAGAACTATTTTTATTAGCCTCCATCCATTAAATAGGTGGATGTTGATTGAAAAGTAAGGAAAAGTGTAATGAAAAAGGTTGCAAAAGGTGGAGCAATTACTATCAATAGTTTCTTAAATGAAGGTGATAGAAATGTAGCCAGAAATCACATGCTAAAGACAGCCTCTTCTAATATGAGAGAAGCTGCAAAAATTGGTTTGCAATCATTATATGCTGATCCAAAAGAAGTTTTAGAAAAATATAAAGACTTTGATATTGTCAAAGAAATGCAAGCTCGAAAAGGAGCTAAATTGCTTTGGGTTAGAGCCAGAGCTATAGATGCAGATACTGTAAATGCAAATGGTGACTATTTTTCAAAAGAAGAACTTCTTAAGGAACATGAAATCAAGGGTGAAAAAATCCCTTCATATAAAACTTTTGAAGGCGTTCCAATTTACACTAACCACAAAAATGATGACATTGAACAAGCCAAAGGAATGGTTGTCTATGCAGAATGGGATGACACAGAAAATTGTGTCTATTGTACATTCTTTGTAGATGAAGAAGCATATCCAGATATTGCAAGAAATATCAGAACTGGAGTCATTCATGATGTTTCTATGGGATGTTCAGTTGATTATGGGATTTGTTCTAAGTGTAAAAACAAAGCTTACACTGAAAAAGATTATTGTGAATGTTTGAAAAAGTACAAGGGTAAAAATGATCCTCAAACTGGCAAAAAAGTATATGAAGAAAACTATAAGTTGAAATTCATTGAACTTTCTTGTGTAGGAGATGGTGCTTTTGAAACTTGTGAAATTCAAGAAATTTATGATGTAGATGATGTCTTGAGTGCTGCTGAAGATTTGGAAAAGAAAGCTAATGAAATTTGTTCAAATATTGTTTTAGCTTTTGATGGTGCACCTTCAAATCCATTAGAAAGAGTTGCATATGAAAACTGCCTAAGGACAGCGCAAAATGCCTCACAAACAGCAATAAAATTAGCTCAAAATGCAGGTACTTTAGTTGGTGGCCCACTATTAGCAGGACCTGGAGTAAATCAAAATTCTACAGTAGCAGCTGTATTGCAAGGTTTAGGAATCGATCCAAGATCTGGATTGAATGTTTTAGATTTAATCAATCTATCGTTAAACTTCCTTGAAGTAGCTGTTATGAATTTGTTTGCAAGAAAAGACAATGTTGATCTTACACACGTAGGCAAGATCACAAAAGCAATGGCTGATTTGCAAGGCACCATGCAAGATATGATAGATGACGGTGTTGATGTAGGATCTGGTCAAAGACCACAACCTATAAATGCAGGGCAACAGACTCAACAAGCTGTATCTCCTGCTCCTAATCCAGCAAATGCAAATGTTGGGTTGGCTAACTATACTCAAGCAGGTAATGTTGGCAAAATTATGGATTTTTCAAATCCTGTTGCAACTAATCCTGTTGGTGGTGGTGTAGCTTTAGCAAGTTCAAACTTAAACTTAGTTTGGGCATCAAAAGATGGTAAAAGAGAAGTATTTGCCAGTACAAATAATAATGTTAGAGAGCCATCGAGCAAAGTTTTAAGACTTACAGAGAATTTATTATCTTTGAAGAATTCACTTAATGATAGTGAAATCCAAAAGAGAGTAGAAACAGTCATTAGAGTTTCTAATGAAAGAAATAAAAACATAAAAACTAATGCGCCTATTTTGGCGGAGGGCAGAAATCAAATGGATCATTTTGCAAAAATCGCATCAGAGCAAAGAAAAAAACTTGCTGCTGCTGTCACTATCGACTTTAAAGTTGAAGATGCTACTGGCAATAGAGTTGTTTTATCCACTGATGGATCTATAACTGGATTCACTAATGGTAAACGTACAGCATGGGAACCTATTTTGACCGAAAACCAAATCAATATGATGGAAAACGGACAAGGTACAAGAGTTGCTGCTGAACTTTTAAATGAGTATGGCAAGTTTGTAAGAACTGCTTTGCTTGATGTCAAAGAAAGATTAGATGACAGAGAAAAGCAACTTGAAGAAGTAAGAACTGGTGAAGGTTACGATGGAAAGTCCAAATATGATGCTTTGTCTGAGCAACACAAGCCTGAATTAAATGTTACAAGAGAAGAATCCTTGAAAGACAAGCAAACTGGCAAAGGCGCAGAAGGCGTAAAAGAAAAGCTGCTTGCTGATGCTGGTCTTTACGGCAGAAAAGTCAAGGACGAAGATGTAATGAAGTCTTTATTTACTTTGATTGACGAAGTTAATAAGGGTGTTCCTACCGAAGTTCTTGAAAAGCAATTACAAGATTGTAGAACAGATGGTAAAGCTTCTGCTCATGAAATTATGGCTGCGACCATCAACGCTTTAGGTAAAGCAGTAGTTTCTGCAATGGAAACACCAAATACCATTATGAGAGTTGCTCAAACTCTTGCTAATGAAGAAGCTCTTCCTGAAATGGTTGGCACTGCTGCTGCTGCTGCACCAATGGATGAAGCTAATGCAGAAAAAGCTGAATTCTTTGGAACTGAAGAAGCGCCTATGGATTCTGTCACTGCTGTCTTGAAGCAACTTGGCGCTGCTGTAAGTGGTGAAATCACAGCTAAAGATCTTTCTGATGCATTATCAGTTGCAGTTGAAGAAGGCGAAATTACAAAAGAAGGCGTTACAAGAATTGCAGAACTTTTAATGGCTGATGCAAATATTCCTGAAGAAGGACTTGATGTTGAAGCAACTCCGTCTAAAAATGAAGAACTTAAGCAAGCTTTAACAAGCGCTGTCGATTCTGACAAGAATTTGATTTCCAAAGAAGATTTAAAATCAGCCATCTCTGCTATGGCTATGTCAGCATCAGATTCTGGAGTTACACCTGATGAAGTAGTTGATACTGTAGACAGCATGCCTGAAAATCAACTTGTTGCTGCTATTAATAGAGCAAAGACAGCTTCTGCTACTGAAGCAAGATTAAGAGCGAGAGCAAGAAGAGAATTCTGGGGTGTAAAGACAGCTTCAACAAAAGATATAAATAATAATGTTATTGGTTGGCTTGCTGATTATTCTACAAACTTTGATATTTCAACCAAGAAAATTGCTTTAGCTGCTAAGAGACTTTGTGAAGATTATGAAGTAGCTGAAAGATTGGTTGCTAAAGCTATTGAAACAAAAAATTCAATGGAAAAAACTGCTGGAATGAAGGTCACTCAAAATAAATCTGAATGTCTTACTTTTGTATGTACTGCAGAAGATTTAGATGGTGTTTCTCCATCAGATGAAGGATTCGAAGAATCATTCAAGCAAAAGGCAATTTCTGTACTTCAAGGACATGGTTTTACTGTTGACCCTGGTACATTTTCTTTCACTGATTTACATGTAAGCAGCAATGGAGATATTACAGCAAGAGTATCAACTACTGTTACCAAATCATTTGATGTTGAAGAAAATCCAGAAGGTGAGATTGTTGACTCCGAAAATCCAATGGAAGGCCCTGTTGATAATGGCGAAATTGTCATGACAGATTCAGCCAGAGTAGCAAGAAGAGATAGAAGAGCTCAACTTTTAGCAAGATATGCTCAGGTACCGGGTATGGGTACAGCGCCTCAAGGTCCAGCAGCTGGACCAGTTGACCCTAATCTTGGAATCGGAGCAGCACCTGCTGCAACAGATCCTGGCATTTTAGGTATGACAGGAAGCACTGCAGAGGGTGTTTCAGACGAAGATCCTATGGCTTCTGGAGACACAGAAGCAGGTGAGAAAAAACCTTGGGGAAGTATTTGTCCAGTTTGTGGCTCAGATGATGTTAATATTTCAGAATCTAACGCAGATTGTCAATCTTGCGGAACCACATACAAGATTCTCCAATCTATTGAGCTCATCTCACTTGGTGAAAAGGGCAAAGATGGAGACTTGACTGAAGAAGGCGGAGAAGATCTCATGGGTGGATTAGGAGAGATGACTGCTCCTGCAGAAACTCCTGCCGTAGGAGCTGAAGCTGGCGGAATGGGAGCTGCTCCTGCAGCACCTCCAGTTCCAGGCATGGCTCCTGTAGCAAATTCTAAATCCATGTTTAGATTGGCAGCTACAGTTGATTCAGATGTTTACTTAAGAACTGCAATGCCAGACTTTGATAAATCGTCTGAAAAAAGATTGCCGATTGGTATGATTTGCCCTGGTTGTGGATCAAGAGAAGCTCACAAGGTAAATAACAATACATTCTGTTATGATTGTGGAAATTATGCCAAAACTACAGT